AAATTCTTTGTCCTTCTTGTAATATATTGATATAAGTTTAATTTCAATTTTTGTTATTTATAATATAAAAATTTTAATTCTTTATAAAAGTTGAATTTTTACATTAGAATATCTTCTAAATCGAACGTAGAAACATACTCAGCTATTTTATTATTTCTGTAGATTTCAACATTTTTGATTTTGCCAAAATCAATCTCAAACTTCTTTTCTTTCATAAAATAAGCATAAACGAATACACTGATTTTGCCAGACACCATCATATCATACAATAGATTTGTCTGCTGATCAGAAAGTTCAAACACTGATTTATTTTGTTTTGTAAACTTAGCAAACTTCGTGTTATTAGCCTCAGAAGTTTTAACAATCTGTTCTATTTGTTCGTTAATAGATTTTGCATTATAAAAATTGATAACTTCTTTTAATCTTTGCAAATTATTAAATGTAGAAATCTTTGGAAATGCATTAGTCTTTACGAATTCGCCAAGATAATACAAATCTATTGTTCTGACTGTAACTGTGCCAGAATTTATTAGATTTGCTAATTCAACATAATTATCTAACAAGTATTCTATATGTGGCCTAAAAGCCATACTATCATACACTTTTTTAGATAATTCTGGAATTTTTTCTAGCTTGATGTTTTTAGGACGTTTGTAACTAAAAACACTAGCTAGACCTTCCAAATGTGCATATAATAAACGATTATTCCATTTCATTAGTGAATAAACTTGTTTACTGAACTGGTTGGAGAAATTGAATACAACTTATGCTTAGCGGACAATTCAGCAGATAATACGCCTAGCACATTAGTCTGAAGAATTTTCATCACGTCTTCAGTGGCTAGCCAGCCATCATCCGCGGTTAGATAAACAATAGCATCTACGATATTCGTGTGTTTAGATCTGTGAATGCTAAGCAATGCATTGTTAAATTGTAGTATTGCGTTAAAATCACCAGACAAGACCGCTATCATCGATTTGGGCAATCTAGTTTCGTCATCGCAATCATCAAAATCAAATCCGAATGTTTTGAGTTCATTGAAAAAAGCAGCTTTATCATTTTTAAGAAGTGAATTATATTCAGAATCTTCCGAATAAAGCGCAGCTGTTAAATCAGTATTCATTATTTTTCTCCTTAAATGATAATATTGCTTGCATTATTCAGTGCAGTTTTAGCGCCGCTTAGGACTACGTTAGTCAATGAAGAAGCATCTACTGAAGTGTAATTATCTACATCAGAAATACGTTGCTTATCTATATCGACTTTGATTGTCTTATGTTCGCCTTTGTTATTACCAAATCGTGTTTTTGCTATTTCCACATCGTAGAAGCCATTGTCTAGATATTCCTTAGTTTGCGTAATAGCTAGAATTGCATCAGCCTTCATAGTCTGGCCAAATGAATCAGCAGCATCATTAAGACCAATATTTGCAGAGTCATAACCGCCTCTATTTACCTGTGCACCAGATACGATCGGGAATCCATGAATCATGCTAATAGCTCTAACCTGTGAAGCAATCGTTAACAGTTTAGTGTTAGAATTCATATTTGGATTTTCGCGACCGTTAGGGATCATACAGCCAATATAATCAACGAAAACTATATCTGGTGTAAATCCTTTTCTTTCCTTTAGCTCTTTAATAAAAGCATTGATAGTTAAAGCATTTGTAGCCATTTCGGGGAATTCTTTAATGTACAAATTACTCTTAATCATAGCCTTATGAGCTTTCCAGCATTTCTTATAATCTTCTAAAGTCATTGCTTTCAGATCATCTCTAGAAAGATCAAATAGATTCTGTGTAACACGCTGACCAATCTTATTTTCAGAATCTTCAAAAGTAATGTAAAGAACATTATAGCCAGCTCTGATCATATTAGCAGATAAGCCACACATAATCAATGTTTTACCAACGTTAGTTGGAGATAGTAGCAATGTAATAGATTTTTCGTGACAACCGCCTTTAAGCAGTTCGTCAAGAGCCTTAATGCCAGTGCCAATTACCTTTTCGTTTTTAATAACTTCTTCGTAAATTCTTTCAGGTTCGTCCATGTAAGAAAATCCGATAGAATCATCGAAGCTATATGCTTCTGCATCTGTTACTTGTTCAGCAAATGAATCTGAACTTTTATGCGAATCTGGTGATTTGCAATACTGCATAATGTTTTGTGCAGCAGCCCAAAGTTTCTTTTGTTTTACGAATGTTTCTATTTCACCTACCAAGTATTCAGAACTTACTTCGCTATCTGGAATATTAACACAAGATTCAAATGTTTCTAATTCGCTAGTATCTTTAATTAATCTACGCATGTCTGTGATTGAAGGCATAGCTTCATATCTAGTGTTAAATTCTATAATTTTGCCGACAATCTTACTTGCATTAATATCGTTATTAAACCACTTTTCATCTAGAAGTGGAATTACTTTTCTTTTAACAACATCATTACAAAACAACGACTTGATGATTATCTTTTCAAAATCTACATCTGTCATATTTTAGTTCCTTAAATAATTTTATTTAAATATAATAAAAAGCCTAACTCTAAAAAGTTAGGCTTTTTTGTAGTTATCAAAATAACTATTCTTCGTCGTCTGTATCGATCATTGTTGAAGTTGCAGTTTCAGCCTTAGCGACCAAAGCTACCTCTTCATCAGGAATATCCTCACGTCCGTCAAGCATAGCCATAACGTCCTGTGTAGCAGAAATCAATTCCTGATCTTCGAATGCAAACTTCTTTTCAACGAACTTGTTGAACTTTTCGTCCTTATAGAGTGGAACCCAGAACTTTGCATTATAGATTTCATTTTCAGCCCACATCTTAACTGGTTCGCCTGTAGTCGTATCTACATCAAAGTCTGTTCTGCAATAACGCCCTGGCTTTGGCTTAAAGATGCATCCAGCTTCCATAGCTTCGTCTAGCAGACCAAAATATGGATTAATACCGCCAGAGTGTTCAATCAAGAATTTAGTCTTAGCAAATTCCTTAGCAGAACGACCTTTAACTACCTTAGCAGTAATGACCTTGCCATAGATATTGCCTTCCTTATCTTTAGCTTTAGCTGCAGATGAAGCCATCATAATCGCATCTGACAAGAAATAAAGCTTCTTACCGCCTGGAATAGAAAATGCATCGCCATATTGCTGGAGTGAAGCGTAAACGTGATTAAGCACTAGAACTGTGTTGCCGTAAGCACCAAGCACATTTGCTAATTCATTCTTAAACTTTGCTGCGCCCATATTAACTGCAGCAGATGCTTCTTCAGCTTTATCTAGAACCTGTTGTTCAACGATTGGACCCCAAGAATCGAATAGAATAAAAACATTCTTAGATTCTGCTTTAGTTAAGCCGTGATTAAGCTGTGCTACGATCTGTTTAAGTTCTGGAATAAGAGAAGACTGGAAGATAGCAATATCTTCAGTATCGATTCCTAAACTTCTTGCTAGTTCAGGGTTAAATGCATGTTCTGTATCAATAACTACGCAGTCCATGCCTTGCTGCTGTGCTGCCTTAAGAACATTCAGACCAATCATAGACTTACCCCAACCTGAGTCTGCGCAAATCTGTGACATCTTGCCTTTCTTAATGCCGCCTCGGATTTTACCCGAAAGTAATAAGTTAGCTGGAATACAGTTAGTAGAAAGGAATTCATCTACCTGTACATCGCTAGTGACTAATTGTGCTAATGCTTTATTTTTCTTTAAACTGGCTACTAATTTACTTGCCATCTTCGTTTACCTCTGTTTCTGTGCCTAATGTTGTGGCGTATTTTGCGGTTTGTGTTTTTCCATTGGCATCAGTTTCCTTAACGTTTAGCATAGCAGAGATCTGTGGATCTATTGCAGCATCAAGTTCCTTAGTAAACTTTAGTACATACGTAGTAATGCATGTGCCATCTTTCTTAACTTTGATAGAAGATGAAAAATTTTCTAACTTAGCTTCGAAAGCAATGCCAGCAAAATCTATGTTATACTTTAAAGAATAATGTTTGCCAACTGGTATATTTATTCGGTCCCATTCGTCATTTACTGCGGTGCTAGCAAACATAGAAGTATCAAAATCGCCCTTAAACTGTTGTGGCAAAGATCTAATGCTAGATTCTTCTACCACTCTAAGTGTAAAGCACTTTAGCGGCTGATTATTACGAGTGATTGTACGATCTGCGATTAAAGAAGATTCAAAAGATACCATGATATATTACCCACAAAGAATGTTACTGTTTACTTTCTGAAGATACACAATTTTTTCGCCATTATTTTCTTCGATTCTAGCGATTTTCAAACCACGTGTATTTAACTTTTCGTTAGTCAAAGCTGGATTTAGCAAAGCTTCTTCAGAAAGCAAGCCGATCACGTCGTTTGAAACTGATGTATTATCTAAAATAAATTTCATAAGATTACCTCTATTTACGATTTTTTAAAAATTTATTAACATTTACGGGTTTTGAAAGTTGAATTTCATCGCCTTTATCTAGCCAGCCTAGAACTTTAAACATAGATTCGAAAACGTTTAAGAAGAATTTCTTAAATGACTGTTCATAGTCAATCGAGAAATACTTATCAAATTCTCCAGGCCATGCATTTACATATCCGATACAGTCAATGCCGTAACTATTCTGCTTTAAGAAGATGTAATTGAATCTAGTTCCACGCATGATTGGTTCTAGTGCAATCTTATTTTTAGCACATACGTAATTATACGCTAAGCCCATCTTGATATTAGCCGGCATGCCAGTTTCGAATTGCAAGCCATTCTTTACATAATAATCTATATCATGTGGCACATATTTTTCCCAATCTGAAATGTTGCGTTTTGAACTAATTTCATCTACAGGCTGCTTCTTAAATTCTTCAAACAACTGTAAGATTTTATTCATTGCTTCTTCACGTGTTAAGCCATTCATAATTTCGAATGCTAACGGTGTAGCGAATGTCTTACAGAACTGTGGGAATTCTTTCTTCTTAAGAACAACGCCCTTAATCTTTTCGTGTGGGTGTTCAAAAGAATATCTTTCACCTTCACTATCTACAACAGAACCGATGTAAAGTTTCTTCGCATAAGAGAAGAAGCTCTTAAACATATTTTCACGAACAAACTTAATAAGTTGTGGAACTTTCTTTTTATCAGCTCGAATCTGCAGAACTCTAGCCCACATGTCATTAAGCTGTGCTTCCAATGCATCAAACCATACAAAGCCATCCATATCTGGGAAGATTTCTTCCTTATATTCAGACAAACAGCAATACAAGCTATCAGTATCGATCTGTACTACCACATTAGTTCGGCCTTTAACCTTTAACGGAGCAGCATCTAGATCATATCTAGACACATGTGACACAATTTGTGCTTCGGATTCAGCCGTTAGACAAAGCTTATCAGTTTTCTCATCGAACTCGCTAGCAATGGTTTCAATTAATTCTTCATTACGAATAACTGGAATCTTGTCTTCAGTCTTATAATAGTGATCGCCATCATCAGTTGTGATTTTGATTACTGGGAAATACTTCTTAGCATCCTTAAGCAATTGAGTACTAGTATAATAACGATTTGTACAATCTCTCAAGAATCTAATAGTATCTCTACCACCACGTGTAATAGCTCTTGCACAGTCAATGTCGAACAAATGAAAATTCTCGTTTAGACATACGCCATAACATGAGTTAATGATGGTTTTCTTAGAAAGCTGTTTAAAGTAATAGAATAATTCTGCAATTTCATCTTTGTCTTTAATCGCCTTCTTATAAGCAGCTTTAGCTTCCAAACGTTCATTAAACACATGTCGAATAATATCCGGCAACAATGCATGTTCAGTTCTTCTAAATCCTACGCCATTAATTTCTGACTGAATAATTTCACCGCTATCGATTTGTTCTTGTGTTGGCTTTACTACTTTAACTTCAGGCGAAATATTATACATCATAATCTGATGCGGATAAGACGACTGAATATCGCCAGAAATTAGCCACTTATAACGACCTGGGTCAGCATAACAGTGACCGGCTTTAACAGCAAAATCTTCAAAATCAAATTTCCCAGACTCGTATTCGCAGTTTTGATAGGTAATATTGCCATCTTTATCACGAACTCTAAATAAGCCTTCGTTATGCCACCAGTCAACTTTTTTGCTTTTATCAACGTCGTTAAGTTTGATTCCAAACTTATGCATGAACTTAAGCATATATCCTTCCACACCAGCAATCATTGAGCTATACTTATCGATAGTGATCATACAGTCAATGCAGTATGGAATTAGAATGTCCATAACGTGACGTTTATTATCTAGTTTTACAAGTAGATTTACGTCTTGCACGTTATATTCAACGTACCTATTCCAGTCTCGTTTGTAAGTTTCAAAGATCTGACCTTCATATTCCAACTTACCTTCGCCTAATTCTTCATGGCATACGTAGTTCAATGCGAATGATGCTGGGTTAGCAAATAGGAACTTTTTATACACAGCCATATAGTCAGGCGTATACAAACCAGTAATAGAAATTGCAGTTCCAGTTTTGTGACCTTTCTTATCCACAACATCTCTAACTGAAGGTTCCTTATTCAACGGAGAAAGTTTTCTTGCAATTGAATATTTTGGTTCGATATCAGCTTCTAGATTTTTAATACGCTTGATAATATATTCCAAGTCGAATCCATCAGTATTCCAACCTGTGAAAATATCAAACTTTTGTGAATGAAACCAGGAGCAGAAATCGCTTAGCATTTTATATTCATCATCAAAATGACGATAATTAACAACTTCTGGTGCATTGCCTGTATATGGAAATAAACCCCAAGTATGTGTTTTGTGATCAATTGTAGAATAACAAGTCATCACATTAATAGGATACTTAGCTTCGCTTGGTTTCGGGAATTCTGAATTAAAGAAACAAGAATCTTCAAACTTTTTATACTTATTAGCTTCTATATCCCACCACAAATAATCATTTGTGTGAACATAGTCATCTAATTCGTTTAAGATACCTTCAAATTCTTCGCCATCTGATATACGCTTTACTTTCACACTCATTCTTCTGTTATACTTACAAGAAGTCTGAGTTTCAATATCGTACCAGCATATTCTGAATTTAGAAGTAGACATATCTAATTCGTCTGCTACTTCATCATATCGAGAATGTAAAAATTTAACGACTTCAGATAAGTCGCCTTCGCAAATTGTGGTTCCAGCCTTTCTAAGATCGTCAATTTTAGAACGATCGTCTGTAACACAACGTTTAACTGGCTTTCCGTGAATATCTTTTAATGTAGATTTGCCAGTAGGATCGATTGTATAATAGTCATATTCAAATTCGTACTTATGAAAATCTAAGTCGTCTATTTCTTTTAACCAAATACACTTATTATATCTGTCATATACACAGTTTTTGTAACCGAATACTCATTTATTTACCCTCATGTTTGAGCACACATGTTTTTAGTTTAGAAAAATATAATAAAAATCTAAGCTTGGTAAAAGCTTAGATTTTTTCAATGATATGTTTTATTAAATACCGCGAGAAGTAGTCTTAATAAAGGAATCCATATCCTTTAGAGCATCTAGATAGCCCTGACGATATGCTTTTTCTTGCTGAAGATTTGAACCTTTAGCTTCTTCTGGGAGCTTGTATGATTCAACTTCCTTCTTACGATCTTCTGGGAAACGTCTAATTGCACGAATGATAGTCATGACATAGTCAGTGGAATCGATTTCGTCTGGACGTCCTGTTGTATTTGTACCTGCCATATTATTTTCACCTCATATTGAAATGTTATAGTTAATTTAATAAATTTATTTATGCTATAAAAGTTGATTTTCATCAAACGTGTAATTAAAATAATTCACATTTGTAGATTTATCAAGATTATTCAGATTTTCATTTTGTGATAGAATATCATGATATTGATCTTGAGCTGATAGTGCAGAAGATGCAACTAGATAAATTGGATCTGTTCTAGCCGATAGCGTAGGATTATCTGCAGAAATAGTGTATTTAGTATCTTTATATTGTCTCAGTGTCAATGTGTAAGTGTGTGATTTCAAGCCAAAAGATTCAGTATAGTAATTTACATTACGAATTTCATAGAATTGCTTATTAGGCACTATGTAAATTATATCGCCGATTCTTGGAATGATCTGATCATAAGTTTCGGGTGTATTTCTATCGCTTCCGCCGTACGTAGAAAAATATCTGAACGAAGTGTTAGCAACATACATTGTGACTAAATCTTCGCCCCAAATACCTTCTATCTGATAAGTACGTACGTTTGTAGGCATTGCTTGCACATAGCCTCTAAAATTAAATGCACGTAGAATATATTCTAGCTGATCTTCGCCGAAATGCACATCATAAGCTATATTGTGTGATACTGGATAATAGACACACTGAATGCCAAAAGTATCTAAACCTTCTATAGTAACGCCAGTGGCTAAATTGCCTTCATTATTAGATACATTAGATGCACTAGTAGAATCACAGCTAGTATCGTATTCTTTTGTGCTCGGGCAAAGCCAAGGAAATTTTTGATAATCTATGCTCATATTTCAGTAGTGACGATTCCGTTTAAATTAGGTTCTAATTCTATATTTTCAGCAGCTATAATGTGTGTGCCATCTAAGCAAGACATACACACAGGTATCGCATTTTTCATGCCTTTCGGGCTATTATCTTCGCGATTAGCTGTAGTACTATCGAAGTTCTTGTTGATACAAAATAACATGCAGTTGAATGGCGCATACGAAGCATTGTAAATGCTTTTAGTTTGATCATCTATGGCTAAATAGCTTCTGTTGTGTTTGATTGACGTGCTATCTATGCCAAACTTATAATAATCTTCAGAAGCATATTCAGTTAGCCCAGCCGCATGATTAGTCATCAAAAATCTTTCTTTCAAATATGTAGAAAATTTCTGATTTTTAGCAATAGCCCCAACAGATTTGCTAAATTCGCCAGTAGCTTCATTGCATGCATCCCACATTTTGCCGTACATCAATGAGCTAGACATGCGTGCAGAAACTGGTACATTGAATAGTTCATCGTAACTAACTGGATTATCAGACTCAGTATCGCTATCTGTATCGACATTAGCTTGATCAAATCTTTTGCACATATAGTGATAATCATCGCTTAGCACATATTTAGCAGTTAATGAAGCTTCCGACAGATTAGTAAAATCGTCAGTTTCTGCAACTTTTGCTATTGTAGCAGATGGGTCTGCTGCGCTCAAAAGATATACACAAAGATCTTCATTATACGAGCCGCCATCATGCCCTGTATATGTTGCTGCAGAAAAGCCTAGAAAATCTATAAATGTTTCTGTTGCGCTTGCTATAACCATATTATTCTTCCGTTGTAATATTTATCAATACTGCACTAGTATTATAGGGGAAAGCTGTATTATCAGATTTAGTAGCTTGATCAAATTTCATAGACCAGCAGCCATTATTCAGTTCGAACTCGCCGTCGCCTGCATCTATGTATGAAACTAAGTTCTTCGTCGCAGTATCTACTAGCAAGAAACCTGCTAGATCTTTAAATGCAGCACCAGAATAAGTGAATGTATTAGAAGTAGAATTTATGATTTCAGATCTAATGTATTCTGGCTTGTATTTAGTGCCAATATGTATAGTATTGCCAAAATATTCTGATGCTAAATTTTTAGATTCGCCTTCAGTATTTAATGCATCTTCAAAAAGATAGCCATGCTTGATTAGTTCTATCTCTGGGTTTTTGATCACAAAAAGCAATTCTAGTGTTGCGCCGTCTTCTTTCTGTTTTGATTCTAGAGATTTAAACATATACTGATCAGAATTTGCAAGTGAATCAATTTCTGTTTGTTTAGATGCTTTTAAAAACTTTTGTGATTCAGTTTTAACTGGTGCAGTAGTAGTTTTAGTAACATCTTGCCAGTTTAGGTCTAATTTGAAATTAGCCGCAGTTACAACATTTGCTATATCTTTTAAACTTGGTAAACTACTTCTGTCGAAAGTCTTAGTAGAAGCAGTGTCTTCACCGCAAGTAAGATCTACAGACGAAATAGATGACTGCATAATAGTAGTGTTATCTGTAGTTTCTACGTCTTTATAGCCTTCAGCTAACATGCTAAATGCGTCAGTTATCAGTGATTGTATAGCGATTAGATCTGATTCTAAATCAGTCACTTTAAAGTTTTTGCCATAGCATAGTTTTTTGACTGGCTCATCTATCTGAATCCAGTTATCTGCGCCTTCTCTAGCAGAAACATCATAAGTGTAAGTAAAGTATGAATCTGTTAAAGATAATGGGCTGATAGAAACTATCGATGCTGAGTTAGGTATTTGTTTAGAAGTGATCAGCGTAAAGTTATTATTTTCAGCAAAATTAACTGCAGTAGTAATATTCGACGTAGCTGAATTAGAATTATAAGAAATTCTGCTAAAATGCTTAGTCGGATATTCTAGCTT